GAGCGCCTTCAGCGTCTCCGTCATCTGGCTACGTGGGTCTGGGGTCGCCTCCTGTTCGGGCTTGGCCTCTTCCTCTGGCCCGCTGGCTACGCTCTCCCCCGCAGGGGGCTCTTGCTCAGCGGCGGGTGCGGCCTCGCCTTCAGGTGCGACCTCAGCAGTAGCCTCTGCCGCCTGCGCGGCGGGCGCGGGCTCCGCTGTCGCTGCCGTGGGGTCGTCGGGTGACTGTCTGAGGGGAAACATAAAACGCCCTCCGAAGCTCGACGCCTCAAAGAGCGCTCAGAATGCTTAACGTTGCTGTCTAGCTTACCGCCGTAGAACTTCCTTGTCAAGCCTCCATTAAGCCATCATGTCCTGACGGGTGGTGTATATGCAATCAGAACTGTTGGGGAGCCAATGTAGTTCAGGTAGCGGCACTGCCGGTGCCAGCACTGTATCTCGACCGACGACTCGCTCTTCAGGTCGCCCCGAAAGAGTAGCCGGTGACAGCGCAGGCAGCGGTACTCGCTTGACACTGAGCCATCCATCACTATCAAGGTACCCCCAGCGGTGCAAGCGGCTGAAGTGGCGCAAAGCGACCCCTCTCCCTAGAAGGCTGCACACGCTGGCCGAAGGCCCTTCGTCCCAATCGGATTGCAATGTTCATCGCCCTTTCCGAGCGCACCGTACCCACCCTGCCCAGCACCCAAAGCTGAGCGTCCTGTTGGGGATGACTCTTCCGCCATTCCTCGCGTGCATTGCCCTGCCCTAGTGGCCGGAGTGGTTGAAGGCCACCAATATCCTCCTCGGCGGGGATCTCGTAGTAGGGCTCCAGGCCCACGTTCAGGTCGTGCCAGGAGTCCTCTAGGCGATGCCTACCAAGACCCGTCTCCCTTTCAATAATGGCCTGCTCCCTAGTAGTGAGAGACCGCTCTATGTCGGCTTCGAACGACGCCCAGTCCTCTTCGGTGAAGAGGTTCGGGTGGCGGTCGAAGATGTCATCCATCTTCCTGCGAGCTCGGCCCACGTCGGTGCGCGGCTCACGCCCTGCTGCACGCTCAGTCTCTTTCGGAAATGCCTCTGAGCCAGCGGCGAAGACCGCCCTGCGCCCCGTCCTGATGTCGCCCACGCGGTCCCAGATGGCGCGGCGACCCTGGTTGTCTTCCGACAGGTCGCCGAACTCTCTCCTGCGGATACGCTCCTGCACGGCATCGAAGCCCTGCTCGGCCTGCTCTGTTGCAACGCCCCCCAGCCGCCCAGTGGCCTCGCGCTCTTCGCTCAGGGTGAGCGAGCCCAGCCCGAACCGCTGCATCTGATCAACGATTGGCCGGAGCGTGGGATCGGTGCGGGCCAGCTCCCAGTCGGTCGGCGCTTCGGAATTGAACTCGCGCCCGAACTTGTCCTCAAACCTCCGCGCCAGCACGTCCCGCAGGCCCTCGGCCATGATGTTCAGGCCGCTCGTTTGTATCCCGCCGCCTGCTACGCCAATCCTCTCTACCTCAGTGCCGGCCAAGCCGCTGACAGCGATAGGAGATACCTGCTGGAACGCAAAGCGTGCGGCATCGGCGGGGCTTTCCACCACCTCGCCGAACGCCGGGGCGTCACCGTGCAACACGGCAGCGAGATCGATGCCCAGCCTGGGAAATTGCCCCAGCCGCGTTGTGGTGGCGAACTCTGGGTCGAGGGCGAAGCGAAACGGCGTGTCCGACTGCCCCAGGAGATCGAGGTAGAGGGTGCGGCCCAGCGGCCCCTTCCAGGGGAGCTCCGGGCGCAGGAAGGTAGCGTTAAAGCCGCCCTTGCCGACGATGGGCAGCTTCTCCTTGAACGATGTAGTCTCTCCGCGCACCTCGTATGGGTTCAGTTGGTCGAGACTCAGCCACTCCCCCGTAAAGAGCTTCTGCAACATCTCAGCGATGATCACCGTGGAGCCGATGATGCCCGCAAAGCCCGCCGGGGCCTGGAAGGGAAGCCGGAACCAGCCCTCCAGTTCGCCCGTGGCGAAGAAGGGGAACTTGAGCAAGTCGCGCCCCGTCTTGGAGCGCACCGCGCTCTGCCAGTTCGGGATGCTGGAGAAGAAGACGTTGACCTCCTCAACGGCGAGACGGCCAGCCTCCTCCAGCGGTATGCCCCTCTTTAGGTTCTTCTCCAAAATCACCAGGCCCGCCTGCTCCAACGTCTCCTTGTGGAACTTCTCGTAAGCCCCACCGCCCATGAAGTCGAGCACCTGCTGCAAGCCGCGCGCTCCAGGTATCTGCTTGCCTCCGACCGTCTCAGGAACGATCCCACCGATGCCCCTGATAGCCTCATCAGAAATGGATGGGTCTACTCCTGCGGAGAGGCCGTTGCGGTACAGCAGCTTCAGCTTTGGGTTGTTCCCAGCCAGTCGTGTTAGCTTCCTGTCTAGGCCAGGTACGGCAGCACGAGCCACCGCCTTGATAGGGCTAGCCCAGGCGCGCATGGCGGCGCCAGGGCGAAGGCGGGCCAGCTCACTTAGTCCAAGGCCAGCATCTCGAAATGTATAGTCGATGGCTTGGAATAGGCCCCCAAAGACCTTCACGCGGAACGCCGACTCGCGCACGTTCTTTAGGAGCTTGAGGGCACCGAATTGGTCAAACGCCGACTTGCCAAACATCTGCTCAAGGGTCAGCGCCACGTCGGGGTGCGCCACCCAGCCATCAAGGGCCTGCCGCACCTTGAAGGGCGCGATGTCTGGTGTACGCCAGGCGGCAGGAGCGCCCTCACGAACAGCACCAGTCGTAGTTTCAAGAATGGTGAGTTGAGTAGTTGGCAAGCTCTTCGTCGCCTGCGCCCCAGTCTCTCTATTAACGAAATGCACCTCAGCGGATGTTCCATCGCTGCTAACGCTGAGAACCCGCCCGATGTTATCCCTGTCTGCCGCAACGACACGCCTATTGACAAGAGACCCCAAGTCGCCGTGCTGTGTCTTCGCTACAACCTCAGATAGTTTTTGCCCACCACGCCCAGACGGAACAATGCGGCCTGTCGCCTTGAGACCACGAATGACCTCCAGGCTGTTGATGTAGTTATCGACGGCGGCTACGTGCCGATCTACATACGCCACGGGGTCCCAGGTGACGAGATCAAGGTCGGGGCGGCTCTCCAGAATCTCGCCTAGCGCGCCCGTCAGCTTCCGCTTCCGCAGGAAGCCAGGACGGAGTTGGAGGCCACGGGCGAACGGGCCACGCGGAGTCTTCCGCACCTTGAACTGGTGCGCGAAGTATTCGGGCAGGGCCACCATCTCGAAGTCAGGGTCGGCCTGGATGAGCCGCACGGTCGCCTCATCAAACCTGTCGTAGAGGGCTTGTACGGGGGCTCGCTCACCAGGGCGAAACTGCCTAACTGGGCCACGCTCCTCGCCTGCCGCAAACATGCGTTCCATGATCCCGATGACCTGATCGGACTGGTCGTCGCTGTCCTTCACGACCTTTATGGCCGCGTCATTGAATGAGTCGTAGCCGTCTGCCTTCACGGTGGCCCGATGCAGCGCCGCCTCCTTGTTGGCACCCTCGAACAGCCGCCATGCCTCCCGTGCATCGCGTCCTGGCTTAGCAGAGGCACCTTGCTGCACGGCCTGCTGAGCCGCATTGGCCGCATTGCGTTCTTGGAGGTGTGCGCGGGTGAGCGGGGCACCGCCCGCTAGTTGCACTTCCCCAGTGACCGGATCGGGCGGAGCCGGGGCCGCCTGCCGGACCGCAGGGGCAGCCCCGGGCTCCACAGCGCGGGCGGGGCCAGGAAGGCCGGTGGGCAACTCGGCCGCGGCCGGCGGCCGCGCTCCCGTCAGGCCCCGCACCTCAGCGGCCTCTCCTGGCGTGAGAAGAGAAGCCCGCTCCACCTCTTCTGAGAACTCCCGCAGCGCTATCCGCGTGCCCGCATCTAGCGTCTCGCTGGTGGCCTGCTCCGCAGCCTCGCGGCCCAGGCGAGTAAGTAGAGAGCGGGTGATGCGCTGCCCAGCCCTGAATGTCACACCTAGTGCCCGTGCGACTAGGGGATCGATGATGGGCAATGGGATGAGGTTGAGCGGGTTCAATACATCGGGGGCCACGGGCACGTCGATGCTGCGCTCGATGGCGCCCGTCAACCCGCCCTCCTGCACAGCCTCAAGGCTGGGTCTACCCTCGCCTGGCAGCACCTCTTCGGCGGCGATGCGGATGCCTGTGGTTGCCGCTGCGCCGAGCTCTCGGCCAGCCTGCTCTGCTCCCAGCACGATGCGACCGAGCGGTGCAAAGCTGGGCTCTACATTCTGCTCACGGTTGATCAGGAGCTGGAAGGCCGACTGCGACTCACCGGGGAACGGTTGGCTCTTCACCTCGTTAATGGCGGTCACGCGATCCTCTACGCTGAGGCCAAAGTAGTCCTGCGGCGTCATGCCGGTTGTCTCAAGCACCTTCTGAAGAGCGCGCTCCACAGGATCAGTGAGCGGCTCAGGTTCTGGCTCCTGTGCGATGATGGGTTCCTGTGGTGCAACTATGGGTTCCTGAACAGGCGGGGCCAGAGGCGGTGCGGGCGGAGTCTCTACCGGCGCTGGGGCCAGCGCTATCTCAGGCTGTTGCGGAGGCGCCGGCGCGGGAGACGGCTCAACAGGCGTCTGGAACGCCTCAAGCTGGCGCTCGGCCAGCGTGTCGGCAAAGCTAGGCGGGCGCAGCCGCTTGTCCTCCATCCGCGAGCGCTCGTAACGGAGGCCCAGCGGGAAGAGGTCACCCACCAGTCCCGCGAAGCCTCGATCGCGGGCCAGCCTGCGGAACTGTCGCGCCTGCTCCCGCACCTCGGCCCTGTCCTGCGACTCGGACTGCGCCTGGCGGAGCGTATCGAAGAAGGAACGAACGAGTAGTGGCATCACGCAGCCGACAGATAGCTGAAGAAGCCGCCTGGAGCCTGCGGCCTAACGGTCACGGTTCCCCCCTCTAGGAAGTTGCCGAAGGAGATACGAGACGGGTCCGGGCCAGTTGGGAACGATCCCGTAAGGGAGCTGAAGAAGTCCTGGGGCGGCACACCAAGGGCTGACACCACGCTCTCCAAGAGGCCGGTCTGCGACGGCAAGAGGTTGAAGAACTGCTGCGGCGCCAGGCCCTCCATCAACCTGCGGATCGCCTCACCAGGCGTGCGAGGTATCGATCCGGTGATCTCCCGTACCCTGCGCCCAAGCCCCGCCCCACCGGGGCCAGGGCCTATCAGCCGCAACAAGTTCCCAATCGCCTCTCCCGGCCTCGATGGCCGCAATTCCTCGAACCGCTCTCGGGCTCTGCCAAAGCGCGGGATGGCGGTACCGAAGCTGAACTCCTCCAACGCCTCACTGAGCTGATCGCCGATGCCAAGGAACGGCATCAGGGCACCCAGGCCGGGGAAGTCGGGCAGGTTGATCGGCGCCAGGCCGTGCACTTGGGGGCGGGGTGGCTTGGGAGCCTGCGGCTGACCGGGCAACGGTATCTTGCCCGCCGCAAGATCGTCGGCGACGCTCTGGAACGCCACGCTCCCCCCGCCCTGCATCGGCGTCACCTTCATTCGCCTGCCATCGGCACTGAAGTCCACGTCCTCGGGCTTGCCCCGTGGAAAGCCCGGCGCGGGCTCACCCAGCGTGAACTTGGGCATCCCTGACAGGAGGCCGATGCCCAGGATGGGCTCATCCGTCACCATGTGGGTGCCGCCCTTGCGGAACTGCGGCACGTTGCGGAACAGATCAGCGGCCTCCTCGAAGAGGGGGACGTCGGGGCGGGCGGCGATGGACTGAAGGAGCCGTTGGAAGTCTACCCCCAACGTCGGCGTCTCTCCGATGAGGGACGTAGACTGGCCGCCGACTTGCTGCCCACTAAGCAGGTTTGCGAGGAAGGACTGGCCCCCGCCCAGCCCGATCTGGAGCTGGCGAAAGTCGCGGGGGTTGGCGGCGAGCTGAGAGAGGAACTGCGCCCGCTGGGCCTCGATGTTGCCGCGTGAGGAGGCCAGGCCCGCGATCCCCTGCGCCCTGCCCAGAGCGGCCTCTAGCTGCTGCTGGCGGCGCTGTATCTGGGCGATCCGCGCCTCTGTCTGCCGAGCGAGCGCCAGATTGCCACGCGCAACGGCATCTCGGTTCTTCTCCTGCTCACGACGCAGCTCCAAGTCGAGCTGAAAAGACTCCTGCTCAAAGGCGAACTGCTCTCGCATGAAATCGAGCTCGCCAGGGCGGAACTGGGGGGTTGCGGCGCCCGTGGTAGTAGTCGGTGCCCTGATGGGAGGGGCGTCTAATGGCTGCCCATTAGCATCCATCCACTGATAGACTCCCGGCAATATCTCGACAAGCTGGACTCCCGACCCGTCAAGTGTAGACACTCCTCGCGGGTTGCCAGGGAGCGGCAAACGACCTGATTGCCGCCCAGCGAGCAGCGCATCAATCGTCATCCCACCCTGCGCCGCTGGCACGCCGGGGATCCACTCGCGCTCTGCCCGCTTCATGGCCTTCTTCCGATCACGCCTCTTGCCCATTGCTCTGCCTCGCTTCTACGATCTCTTCCATCAGCTCGACGCCCTGCCCGCGCACCGCCGTCTCCTGCGAGGACATCATGTCTACCGCCTGCTGCGGCGCTGCTGGGCTCAGCAGGAACGTCCTGCGCTCCTCGCCCCTGAGGGGCTTGGTGAAGGGTAGGTAGCCATCTTGGAGGAAGTTCTTTAGGTTTCGTCTCAGCGTCTCCTCAAACACCGTAAGCCCATGCTTCACGAGGGCGTTGATGTGCTCCGCCGACATCTGGCGGTTGAGCAGCTCATCGGCCACGATGCATCCTCTTCGCCCGGTGCTTGCCGTTCAATACCTTCGTCTCGATCACTTTCTTTCCCCGGAAGGCCAAGCGTACCTTCTTGCCGCCAGCCCGCTTGACCCGAAACCGCACGCCCTTTCCGAGTGGCATTACTGGGCCGCTCCCGTCGCGCCCCCGCCCACGGCTGCCGGCGCGGGTGCCCCTGGCTCACTCTGCACGGGCGGGGAGAGCGGCGATCCCTGTCCCGGCACGGACCCCGCCGCTGGGCGGGCGGGTCGCGCTTCGCCCCCCTGCTGCTGCTCCACCATCGCGGGCAGGCCTAGCTCCATCGCCACCTGCTGCGCGATCTGGGGGGCCATCTGCTTGATGAACTGGATGGCGAACTCGTTGGCGGCTCCGGCCGCCGCTGCCCCGACAGTATCGAGGTCTACCTGCCGTTGCTCCCTAGTCGGATCGTCATACTTCTTGCCCATGTAGGTGCTGCGAGCCATGAAGCCCAGCTCCACGTCGCGCCTATCGCTCTCGTCCTCTGCGAACTGCACAACGCGGGGAGTCGAACTCAGGCGTACTTCCAGGTCAATATCCTCCAGGTCTTCGGGCTTGATCGTGACCAGAGGCCGCACGCGGGCGTCCTCGCCCTGCGCTATCTGCATCACGGGTATCGTGACATCCAGGCCCACGGCCTTGATCTGCTCTGCCGCCTGCAGGAATAGCTCCTGCCAGGCGCTGGCGATGTTCGTCAGGGGCGGTTCCAAGAAGTCCTGGGCGCCTTCCATCTGACGCGAGCGGTCGTAGCCCGACGTGGCATCTATCGAAGCGCCCGGACTGAGGATGGCGGGGAAGCCGGAGTCCGCGAACTCAGCCAGGAGATGCTGATGGGTGGCGAGCAGCATGTTCATGTCGGGAGAAGGCACCGGCTTCAATTCGTACCCGTCCCTTCCTTCGGGCCAGGTATCAGTGGCGGTGTCGATCCAGACGATGTTCCGCTCGTTCTCCGGTCGCGCCATGATCGAGGCGAAGTCGTCAGCCCCACTCCCCACCTTCACCCAGTGGTACGGGGCGCGCCCCGTCTTGAGGGCGCTGCTTGTCATCAGGGTGCCGGTGATGTTGAGCAGCTCGGCTATCGGGTAGAGGGGGCCGAGCAGCGGCCTGAAGTATTGCCACGGCTCGTCGCCCGTTCCCTCATGCCCCGGCGAGAAGGCGTAGCGGGGCCTGCCGGCTGGGTTGGGCGAGCGACGGAGGAGCATCGACCTCTTGCCCTCACCGGATACAGCTATCGCCTCGTAGATGTAGTCGTTCGTCTCGACGTGATAGAAGGGGATGGTGGCGGGGTCGTGCTGGGTGGCGTCCTTCGCTTTGAGGTCGGAGGTGATGGCGGCGAAGTCTGCGCTCTCTGCTAGGCCGTAGGAGACACGGAGCTGGTCGACGCCCACGCGCCCGATCTCCGCCACCATCGACATGTCGTCATTCCAGAAGACGCGGAGCGGGTCGGGGGCGCGCAATTCGAAGGGGTTGCCCTCGAAGCCATCCTTAAAGAGGACGCGGAGCTTCGCCGGCAGGTCTTCTATCTTGCCGCCCAGGCTGCCAAAGAGCTTCTGCCGAACATGCGGAGCCCAGTCGAGATGACGGATGCCTACAAAGTCCGATACCTGGTAGCGGATGGCGCGGTCGTCGGGGGCGCGGATGCGGCTGGTGCGCTTTCTCCTGAGGTCGTGGTAGAGGCGGTAGAAGAAGTTTTCGGTGTTCTGCGCCTTCTCCACTGAGATCGACGCCTGCTTTCTCGACGCCACCAGGATTTGCAGGTCGGCGGAGCGCAGGCGGTTGGCGTAGCGATCCTCGTTCACCTCCAGGCCTGGGGTGCGATACTCCAGCTTCTCGGAGATGCCGCTGATCGCCACCTCCGTCATGCGGCGACGAAGGTTGCGACGGTTCTCCACCCGCGTCCTGGTGTTGGCGAAGGCGACGTCGCGCTCCAGGCTGTCGGCGAGCCGGATCAGGTCTTCGATGTCGAGAGGCTCAGGGATAAGACAAAGGCCCCCAGTGCCGCTAGTTGGGGGCCGCGATACGGCGGGGGCCGCGAAGGGGTAGCTACTTGTCGGTGTCTAGGCTAACGTTACCCGAAGCCTTTGTCAAGGCGATCTCTGCGGGGTCCGAGCGGTTCTCGGCCTTGCAGCGGTGACAGCGTTTCGACCACGGCCTCGTCATGTACTCGGCGAGGACGCGGTTGCAGCGCCAGCAGCGTGGACTCGTATCTGTAGTCATGGTAGAATAAGGGCGGCAGGAACGCTGATGGCGCTCTGCCGCCCCACACAGGAAGGAGTGATCTTCCCATGCGATGGCATCTTACCCCAGAAGTACGACTGTGGGCCAAGGTTGAAAAGTCGGCTTCTTGTTGGCTTTGGCTGGGTGGACTCAATAGAAATGGGTACGGAACAATCTATGTCGAGGGGAAAACAGTACTCGTACATCGCTTCTCCTTCTTCCTCCACCACGGCAGATGGCCCCTTCCTCACCTAACCATTGATCATCTCTGCCGACAGCGCCATTGTGTCAATCCTGATCACTTAGAGGAACTCTCCAACCGAGAGAACATACTTCGCGGGGTTGGCGCATCGGCACAAGCAGCGCGGAGAACACACTGCCCCCAAGGACACTCTTACGACTATATCGTTGCTTGCGGAGCACGAAGGTGTCATATCTGCGACAGAGAGCACTATCGTTCCTATCGTAGGCGAAAAAAGGTCGCTGCCCCCTAGCTCGTAGCCTAGCCAAAGCGCACCAGCGGCCTTCCCCGAATCCTGAGCCAGACGATCTTCCAGAGCGGCAGGTAGTTCATGTTCATGAGCTGCATCATCAGCGACCGCTGCTGGTCGGCGCTTCGGGCCAACAGGAACCTGAGAGAAGGATCGCTAAAGTCCTCATCTGCAACCACATGGAGCGTGTGTGCCCGCAGCTCCGGACTTCTTTCCCATGCGCTCTCCGTGTCCTCCACACGCTCCGCGCCATCAACGAGCAGCTTGCATGCGAATGCACGAGCAAGCATCTCACTGACCCTGCTCGTGTAGTTGTCAGCCAGGCCATCATTTATTAGCTTGTCAGTGATAACGATCTCCGCGCCTATCTCACTCACACCAGCAGCTTCCTACTAGGCTCCGGCCGTGTTCTCTTCCACCACCTCTTGTCCCGCACCTCCGCAGGGTTGCCGTAGCGGATGGGGCCGAGGCGGTTCCGATCCTTCATCTCAAAGCGGTGCTTCTCACGCTCGACGTGGTAGATGAGCTGGGTGAGGGCAACCACGATGTCATCGTTGCTCCCTTCGGGGTAGGCCAACATCTCAGCCAAGAACTGCGGCGTCCAGTCCTCAGCCCCGCGCTTCGCAGAGAACTCAGGCGATGGCAGCCATAATCGCCCCTCGTCAAGGGCGGGCGTAATCTGGTCTACCCAGTCGAGTTGCGCCGGCCCGCCGCGCTGCCCGGGCGGGAGGACGGGCACGACGTTGCCGTACATGCCCGCATCGCCGCTGAGCTCCTGGAAGGCGGGCTGGCCGGTGGCCTTCGCCTCGATGACGGTGGTGTTGACCTTGAAGCGGTTCGCCGTGTCCCTGATGGTGTCGCGGACACGCGGATACTCCATCTTGCCACGTAGCATGTGGACGACGTAGTACTTCCACGTCTTCGTCAGGATGACGACCAGGCCCACGGTGTAGGAGCGGCCCGTGAGGGTGCCGGCGGTGTCCCAGGTGACGAAGACGTGACGGATCTCCTCCGGGCTCGGCGCCCACTCGAAGCGGTTGCGGAACATGTCGCGCTTGAACATGATGCCCTCGTAGGGCGTGATCTCGTTCTGGTACTGAAGGGCGAAGGACATGGGCTGCCGCTTCCTCAGGCCTTCGAGATATTCCACCGAGAAGCGTTCGGGCCAGTAGGAAGAGCCATCTTCCTGTAGCGCCTTCATGTAGAGCGTGTGCCAGCCCTGCGCCATCGCCCAGGCGGCGGAGTCGTCTTCGTGCCAGCGGGTGCAGATCTTGATCGCCCGGCCCCAGGGGACGAGGACGGGCATCGCCGTGTTCTCGTGCCAGTGCAGGTTCTTCTCCCGCTCCAGCTTGGACCTCGTGTTCTCTTCATCGTCGGTGTCATCGAAGACGATGATGACAGCGCGGGCGCCGAGGAGCGGGCCGCCGACGCCGGTGGCGATGAAGTTGGAGTGGAGCGCGGTGTTCCCGTCCACCTTCCATTCGGGCTCACTCCACTTCTCCTTGTGTGGTTTAACGGCCGGGAAACACGCTTGGAACGCAGCGTTTCCTTGGATCGTGGCCTTGATCGCGTTCGACACCTTGTACGCCTGGTGAGCGGTGTTGGAGGTGTAGGAGACGCGGAACTCGTTGGCCCAGTTCCCGCCCCCTAGCGATGCCCGCCCCAGGCGCCACTCCAGCCAGCCCTGCACCAGATACGTCTTGGCCGCGCCGCGAGGGGCGACGATGAGGGAGTGGCCGAGCGAGTCGTCCGTGAGGACGTTGATGATGTCCATGTGGTGCCGTGCCGGCAGGGCACCGCCGCCGAAGAGCTCCGGCATGTCCGTGTCGTGGACCAGCGCCATGTAGGAGGGGAAGTCCTCCCGCGCCCCCTCCACGTAGGCCCGCGTCGTCTCGTCCAGGACTTTACGTGCCATCCACCCGCACTCCGTGTCGCTTTAGCAATGCCCTGAGGAACTTGTCGTAGCGGGTAGGCCCCCTGGCGTAGGCCTTCCCCAATTTCACCCTGAGAGCTTCCAGCAGGGTGTCTAGATCCGTCTCGTCCAGCGCCTTACGGGCCATCGCTAAGAATAGGCTGGTGGAGGATCGCCCTCCGCCAGCTCTACCTCACCCAGAGACTTTTGTACTTCGGCAGCCAAGTCGAATTCAGCCTTGTCCACTTTGTATCCCCGCGACTTGTCTAGCTCGTCCATCCACGGCCCCTGAAGATCGGGCAGCACAGCCGTTTCTTCCTGTATGTTCACGATCTCGCCTGGCTGCAAGCCGCTACCAGCGGGAATCTTGAATACTTGCACACTGGCGACCGCCGCCGACTCTCGCCTTGAAACATCGCGGTCATCCTCCACGGACATCCTATCAGGGGCGATGCCGCAGTTGTTCCTCTTAGCCCAACGGAGGAACCATCGTCGCATCGGCTCGACCACATCCACGATCCCATGCTCCGGCTTTAGGCGCAGCCGCCTGTATATCGTGAACGGCATGACGGTAATCGTCCCAGTATCGGGCGCGGTCTGGAGAACCCAGTCAGGCATCGTCGCCCTCCAGCACCATGCGCTCAGGCAGCAGGCCCGCAGACTGGAGGGCCTGCATAAGTCCACTGGCCAAGCGCTCGACGTCCTTCTCCGTTATCTCCACCTCCCAGACCGACTCCACGGCGTGAACGAACTCATGTATGACGGTGTTTACAAGCTGCTCTCCGTGTGTTGCCTTAGAGAAAGTCATTTCGCGCTTGTCGTTGTCGCACCGTCCTAAACGGTCAGAGTCCATTGTGGCCCGTTCTAGCGCGTACCAGAACGGCCCCACCTGGACGCGACGCGGCAGCACGAAGGGCTCAGTCACGTTTCATCCTCCGGGCCACGGGAGGCACCCAGGACCGGGCATCGCGGGACGGCCTATCCGAGAGAATGGCCCGTACTTCATGTCGCACAGGCGATATAGCAGCTTCTTTCCCCACAACCGTTATGGTGTTGGGCGGCAATGTAAAGGCTTCTGCCCACGATATGAACCTTAGTTTCTTAGCCGCCAGGGCCATGCTACGAGAACCTCCTAGCACTCGAACAGGTAGTGCTTGTGCGTCTCAGGGTGGCGGTCACACGGGCAGGGATTCGGCTCGCCCGAACGAAACTCCGCGTCCCCGGATGGCTGCCACGGATAGGGAATACCAGTCGGGCGCTCCGCGTTGAGCCTCCGCCCCGTCTCCTCCAAGGACAGGGAGCTGCACACGGAGGCCATCAGGACGCCCACTAGGTATGCGTCGAATTCAGGAACGGCTATGGCCTTTTTAGTCTCGGTGAACATGGTTATGCACCTCTAGCAACCAGGCGTACCCAGACTCGCCCACGCCTAGAAAGCGCCGATGCTCTGGATTCTCCCCATGCTGATACCATGTCACCAGGCGCATAGAGTCTCCCCAGGAATACAGGGTCCTCCTGCACCCAGTCTCAGCACACGGGGAATGAGCCCAGATCTCGGCAGGGCTCTTTTTACGCGCTAGGGACATGATAACGAAACCTCGTAACGGCCTCCTCTAAATGGCGCGTCCTTTCTCGAGACTGAAAAAGCCGCGCCTCCAAGATGTTTCCAGCAGCCTCCTCTGCCTCTTCGGGCGACAGGCCGCCAGCAATAGCCTGGATCCGGAACAGCTCTAGCTCTGGCGGCAAGGGCTTTTTAAGTACCACGGCTATGCTCCTGGAACCATCTAGCATGACTCTAAAGGGGACAGAACCGACCAAACTGCACAGCGGGGCGGCATGTGCCGATACCCCCCACGGTACATGTTTCCGTGCCCCCAGCCCCCACCCTTTGCGCTTCGGGAAAGGGGGACTCGCTCGTAGACGCGGAGGATCGCACTATAGGTAGATATGTAAAGCTGGGTTGAGTCTACACTTGACACGTTACGGCTGGGCCTCAGGCTCCGAGTCTGAGTCTTGGTGATCGGTGTCACCCACCCGGCACCCATATCAGGTCACGCAGTAGACGCAGCAGCACGATGAGCACCACGCCCGCAACACCATACTGCAGCGACGATAGCCAGATGTTCAACGCTCCACCACCTCTCCGTCCACCACGTCCTCAGGCGCCAGTAGCCGCTTCAGGGCCAGCTCTGCTAGGGCACGCTGCCGGTCCGGGGACAGGGCCTCGACGGAGAAGGTGACGCGCTGGTCTATCGTGGTCTCTACCTTCGCCTCGAAGCGCCTAGCGAAGTCCTGGGGGCGTCTACGCTCTAGGAGCGTCATGGCGGGCAGCCAACCCTTCGGGCCGGCCGTGCTGGCGTTCACCACGCCCAGGTTCCGGGCCACGAAGGCTGCTACGGCCTCTTTGTGGGCTAAGGCAAAGGCGGCATGTGAACCGAGTTCACCATCAGGCTCATCCTGCGCCCCATACTCTGCTAGTTCCTCATTGCCGTAGCGTATCCAGTCATTGGCCGTGGCCCCACTGATACCAGCCAGCGTTGCTGCTGTGCTAGTGCCATGGCCCTCTTCAGTAGCAGCCGCGAAGCGCTTGATGATGCGTGAGTCACCGGGTCTCGGCATCCGTGGCCCATAGAGGATCTTAGGCATCGTCTCGCCGTGTTACATCCGTGGCAGTGAGCGCCTTGAACGATGGTATGACCATCGTGGTACCGTCTTCAGCCTTGAGTGCCACATAGTTGAACATCGACCCCGCCTCTTCTGCCGGCTCTCTGCACTCGCAGCAGTAGCGGGCGTGGAGCCAGTGGCGTATGAGACGTGGGAGCTTAGGCACTGGTAGCCTCCTCTCGGAGTAGAGCCCCACCCTCCACCCAATTGTAGACTGTACCGTCAACTATACAGATTTAGTACGGGCGTGTCAATGGCCCTAGACAGTGTTCACGGTGGGTACAAAGTAGGCCGGGGGGTTGACAAGTCCTGAGCATTGAGTTATGATGATGAAGATGCAGGTACGGTTAGCGAAGAAAGTAGGCAAGCGATGGAGACACGAATACCCCGAAGCTGCATACCAGAGAACCGCCCAGCCCTAGACTTCATGGCCCGTACGCCGAAGGGCTACCGCGTCAACAAGTCTTACTGGTATGTCGTCTGCTTTGACAACGGGCAGCCTACCGGCGTTGTCCCCAGCCCTAATCAGTCATGGGCACACGACCGACGCGAGGAATACGAGGCGTCAGCGCCGGGGCGAGAGGCCGTAATGCTCAGAGGCCGCGACGTTCACGAGTATCGCGCTATCAACGGGATTAGCTAAGCCGAAACGCCCCACTCCGGGGCGTCCGCCGGGGGTGGCCATCCGGCGCTGATGAGGTAGGCCAGCGAGTAGGAGAGGGAGATGACAGAGCACACGCCGGGACCGTGGACAGCACATGATGTTGACGGGACGGGGATACTGCCTTGTGTCCTATCGGATAAGGTCAACCCAGGCGGCAACTTCTATGTTGCCCAGTGTAACCGCTATCAGGACGCCCGCCTCATCGCGGCAGCACCGGCCTTGCTAGAGGTGCTGGAAGACGCGCTAGAGGGGTTGCGAAACATAGCAGCCAACCACCTTATCAAGCACGATTGCTTCAACTGGAACGCTAGTAGTGACAGAGAGTGCCCGTGCTCCCTATGTTGGGGGAAGCGTGTCATCGCCGCCGCTCGCGGAGAGACCCCCAATGCCTAGCGTCACCTGCCTACGCTGTGGGCACCAGTGGATGCCGGCGGTCCCGCAGCCCAAGTCCTGCCCCCGGTGCAAGTCGTACTACTGGAACGAACCCCGTAAGCAAGCCAGCAGCCAGGAGGTGGAGGCATGAGTGGGCGCATTAAGGGCCATGCCGGCGAAACCTTCTCGTTTCTGTCTCTGTCTATCGGGGAGGCAAGCACCGAGTTCCCCGTGCTCTGGCAGACTGTGGAAGACGCCTTCCCTGATCTCAACACCCTGGAGCGGGCGCGGGTAGTCAGCCTGGTCGCGGACACCTGCCGCTCTTGTCACGAGCACGATAGCAGTTGCCAGTGCTGGAACGATGACTAACCCTCCCCGCACTGGTCGCAGGGCACGAGCTCCGAGTCCCAGGCCCCCCGAGAGGGCCGCGTCGCCGGCGGCGCTACCTTCACGTACCGCGAACCCCCACACCCCCAACACTCCGCCTCCTCTTCGTTTACGACCGTGATGTTGCTAGTGAACAGGAACTCCGGCCTCTTTGGGTCCCGGTAGAAGCCCGACCGTTTCTCATCCGGGATCAGCCCCCTTTCCAGCGCGAGCGGCTTCATCTGCTTTGGCCTTGAGAGCTTTGCGGACCTCTGCCCCGCTGACCGAGCTAAAGCCTTCAGCGCCTCCTGGGGGGAGAGCTCCCGCTTGCTGACCGCCCCGTGCAGTGCCTCGTCTAGCTTCTTCATTTCCTAGCGCCTTTCTCACGTACTCCCACGGGTCGCCCTTAGCCGTGGCTCCCGCCACCATCGCATCGACCATCTTCATCCCGTGATCGAAATCCCTTACCAGCGCCGCAGTGAACCCCCCATTTCGCCTGTAGCCCAACGCATCACCGAGATCCACGAGGCGTGCTACTCGGAACTTTGCATCCGCTGATAGATAGGCCGTAATCGTATCCCTGAAAGCCGCCGCCAGTGGCCGCTGAGGGAGATCATCCGTAGGATGATCGACCGAGGCGGAAGAGGGGTTGGGTTGGTTGGGTTGGTTGGGTTGGTTGGGTTGGTTGGTAGGCGTGACATCGGCGTGACTGTCACGCGTGACATCTAGGTTCAATTCAGGCGTTCTCACTTCTTCATTTTGAGCACTGGAAATGCCGTTTGCGATCACCTGATCACCGCCTTCGTGTTTCCCTTCCCGCAATTTGCCGGCACGTTCTCGCCTCTTTCTTTCGCGCGCTGAAGCCCTCGTTGCCAGCAGCTTGCCGGCATACTTCGACCAGTTGGACAGGTAGAATTTCCCATTGCGCCGCCGCTGCTTGATGTACCCCGCGGACACTAAAGCGTTGAAGAATTGGGCGGCATCGTGCGGCCAGTTGGCACCGAGCGCCACCTGCTCCTGAGTGATGGGACCGCCCGACTCAGGGAGGGCGTCCAGGGCCCAGCACCACAAAGAGGCCAGGTAGCCGACAAGGGGCTCACGCTCCATGCCTAGCAGCTTCGCCGCGCCATCAGTCTTCGGGTGACGGAAAACTGACTGATGCAGCTCTATCCAGGCCACCCTAGCGCACCTCCACTCCCCGCACCTCGCGCCCGAGAAGAAACATGAGCTGCCCCACGGTTCGCGCCCCCATGCGTTGCTTCGCCCCTTCGAGATACATGTAGACCGCGGTACGCGAGATACGCATCCGGTCCGCAATCTCCTGCGCCCTCAGGCCTTGCGCGTAGAGGGCACAGGCTTCTAGCTGGCGCGGCGTGAGGGGGTGGGTGGTCATGGCGCCCTCCGCTGGCAGGCCATGATGCGGCCCGGCAGACACCTCATCCGACACGGCCCACAGCGCCGGCGCACTCTACGCTCCGAGGCCTTCACAAAGTCCTCGTACCCCTCGTCGCAGCACGCGCAGCGAAAGGGGGCGAACCGGGCCTCTCGCACGAGTAAGCGACTCCGCTTCATGACAGCCTGAAGACCTTCCAGTGACACTCGCAGGTCTTGCTGCACGTTCGTCGCCTAATAGTGCCCTTCATCGTCCTCGCCTGAGTGCAGCCACATAGATCGCACGCTTGGTCACGAGGATCCCTCCCGTCCCATGAAGTCCCCACCATCGGCTCGGTTCCCGCCGCGAACGCCCCCGCGTTGTCGTGCTGATAGCCGCCCGGCGCTGGCACGATGAAGCCCCCTCGCACGTTGCGCTTCATCGTCGCCCTCACTGCCGCACGGCGCCGGGATCAGCAGAGCGGCAATGCTGGGCGCAGTGCGAGCGTCCGCAGGGGTGGCAGTAGAGGTAGAGGCAGCCGCGACACTTCGTCGCCCTGGCAGTGAACGCCGCAGCTCGCTTCTGGTGCCGCCTGACGCTCGCCGCGGCCGCCCGAAGTCGCTTCCGTGCTGCGGTCTTCCTCTCACTCACCGCCACAGCTCCTCAATGCGGCGACGCAACCTTTCGTAACCCTCGCCCTCCAAGGGAAACGGGTTGCCCTCTTCGGCAGCAGCCTCCTCCAGCCCCACCAGCAACAGGTTGCGGACTGCACCCATTATCAGAGAGACTTCGAGCCACCCAGTTTCAGAGGCATCTTGTACTTCTTCTTGCAAGTACGCCCACTCCTCTTCCAGGGTCTGCGTCTCAGCCATGTCGCCCTCCTTCGCTCTGGCACCAGCACGTCTCCCGGCACCGCGCGGGCTCCCGCTCATGCCGCACCCTGGCCTTCTGGGGCTGGGGCTTGCGGGGGCGGTGAACGCGACCACACCGGCACGTATGCGGCCTGCTCCCGTAAGAGCTGAGACGGCACAGAGTACTGCAAAAGTCCTGCCACGTCGTCTTAGCCACGAACATCGCTCCGCATGCGTGACACGCATAAGAGGCACCAATGGTGCGCTTCTGGCGGGTGAGCGAGGTGGTCATTCAGCGGCCTCTGGCGGGCAGAGGTAGCCCGCGACGTTGGAGGCCAGGTTGTTCAGGCACTCCTCGATCGTCGGTCCCGCCGCGGTGATGCGCCGACGGCGCTTGGTGCCGGGTCGCCGCACACGGCACTCCGCCACGAAGAAGTCGATACCGAAATACCGCAGCCAAACCTTAGGGGATGGGGTCACGGCGTCCCCTCCCACATCTCAGCCTGCCCGGCCTGGGCGGGGCGGGGCGCGAGGTTGGGCGGGTCCCACCACTTGCCGAGCTTCTGCCGCGCCATCTCCGCGTAGGTCTCCGAGAGCTCGATGCCGATGAAGCGGCGCCCTAGCTGTCGCGCCACCCAGAGCGAGGTGCCCGTGCCGGCGAAGGGGTCCAGGACGATACCAGGCTGGTAGTCGGGTGCTTCGCACGGGCAGTCTGACCAGCCGGTCGTAGTCGGCGTAGGGCGCGTGTCTTGACCGTATGTAGCGCGGTTCCCCTGACGATAGGTGCTGATGCGATTTCCCGTTGAGCCTTCTGGGTATAGCGTCTCTGAGTCAGAGCGCACCGTTGCTACGCTGCTCTCCACCAGCCGTACCCGCGCTCTGCCGCACTTGGTGCAGACCTCTCTCGGACATGCTGCGCTGATGCAGCGGCGGGGCAGCTCCGGCGGGAAGGTGGCGAAGTGCGCCTCCGGCGTTTGGGCTGTGGGGAACGTCCAGACGGAGCGCACGTTGCGGCCACCTGGCACAATGGAGTACGAACGGTAGTCCTCGAATCCAGTGCGCTTATTCTCCAGCCCATCGGGGGCGGGCGTAGCATTGACAGGGCGCGCCCTGGCGCTGTCGGGGTTAATCTGCGCCTCCCGCACCGCCTCCTGGTCCCACCAGTAGGGCACGCCCACCCAGCGCGTGATCCTTCGTCGCCGCCCTTCGTCCGGGTCGCTGTATTCCCAATCCACACCTTCCTTCCAGCGGTTGCGCGTCCTAGCACTAGGATGCTTCTTCGTCATTTCACCTGTTGTGGATAGATACCAGTAGAGCGGCTTCGCTCCGTTCTTTGTCAGCATCAGGATGTACTCGTGGCTGCTCGTGGGGCGGTCGCCAGCGCTCTCCGGCATCGCATTGGGCTTCGACCAGATCACGACCGAGCGCACCCACCAGCCGTCGGCCTGCGCGGCAAGAGCTATGCGGAAGGGCATCAGCACGAGGTCTTTGGGCTTGAGACCAGAGGCGCGGATGGCCCCGGCGTCAAAGCGCAGGCTCTTATCATGTGTGGTTTCGTGGTGAGCCCAATCGCCCTCTGCATGCTGCCAACGAAGGTTCGTCTGGGCACCTTCTAGGCGGCTCGCGTACCCGTCCCCGATATTCCACCACACCACACCGTCATCGCGCAGCACCCGCCGGATCGCGCGCAGGACTTGGATCGTGTGCTCCACATAAAGTTCGGGGTTTGGCTCCAAACCGAACTGGCCGCGCCAGGCCCCACAGCGGGAGCAGGTGGTGCCCTTCGGCTCAGCGCGAGCATACTGGTTTCCTTCTTCCTTGGCGCCCGGGCCGCTGCCGCCGCGGCTGTCGCCCGGCTCTGCCACCCACGCATCCGGCGTCTCCTGGCGGCTCACGCCCTTGCTTTGCCAGCGGCGCGCATCGGCATAGCCGCCTGGTGCTGACGCGCCGCCTGGAATGCCTGTATGCAAGCCGCGCAGCTCGCCGTGGTCACACGCCGCGTCCCCGCCCCACACCACATCCGGCGCGTCGTACTTCCTGAGCGACCAGTAGGGCGGGCTCGTCACGACGCAGCTCACGCTTCCGACGCGCAGCTCGGCCAGGCGGGTGAGCACGTCGCCCAGCAGCACCCCGCCCCAGGAGCGGCCGGAGCCCTTGCACACCGGGCACCCGTTGTCACACACGGGGCAGCGCGGCTCAGCCATCAGTCCTTGCCCTCGCCGAACTCACGCTTCAGCCATTGGGCCAGGTAGTCCACCACCGAGCTGCAGGACGGTATGTCCGGGTTGCTCGTCGGACCCGCCGGCGGGAACGCCATGTCGCGCAGCTTGCGACAGAAGAGTGACGCTGGTACGCCGTGCTGCAGGCCGAAGCTCATCTCAATGCCGATCACGTCGAGCAGGCCGTTGAGCGTCGAGCCCGCCTTGCCGATCCGGATGAACAGCTCGCCCGGCCGCCCGTCCTCGTACAGCCCCACGGTCAGGTAGAGCTGGTGGGCGCCGCCCGCGTCCTCGATGGTCACGCGGTGCGTCACGCTCCGCCGCGTGTCCGGCAGGCGCTTCCGCTCAGTCACGGGCCTGCTCCTCCTCACGCAGGAAGCGCACCGGCAGGTTTCTTCCAACAGCGATACCCAAGCGGAAGAAAAGCTGCGCGAGTGTCTTGCAATAGAACTGTTTTCGACAAGCCTGAAGTCTCGCTCCAACCTCTTTGTCGCTGATGCCTAGATCCCGCCCCACCTCCTCATAGCTGAGGCCCCGCGCAATCAATTTCACCGCCTCGTATTGGTTGCGTCTCATGGCGATGTGCTGCTCACCCACCGCGCTCCCGCCCTTCCTGCCGCAGCGCGTACTTGGCAGCGAAGATGACGCGCCGCAGCAGCAGCTCGCCGGCCGAGTTCAGGTTGCCCGCGTGCTCGACCTGTAGCTCTTGGGCGCGGCGCAGGCGGTCCAGCAGGGCAGCGTGGTAGGGGCTAGTCATCGCGGGGCTCCAGGGCGGCGCGGGTCTGTACTTCGACATCGACGTTCTTGTTCGAGAGATAGCCGCCTCGACTCTTTCGGTCGTCCAGCGTGCCGCGCCTAAACTCCTCTCGCAGTTCGTCTAGCCACGCCTGAGCAACTTGCAGCGCCTTCTCCAGCGCCCTGATGCGCTCCTCGTGGCGGGCGCGGTCATCGATCAAGGCAAGCAAAAACACATCGCCTTCCCTTATAGGCTCTGCTGCAGCCGTCTTCCGTCGCCATTCGACCTCCGCATCCGTCACCGGCTGCTCGGAACTAGGGGGCGGGGTCATTGGGAGCCTCCCCGTCCAGCAACCGAAACGAGAGCATGACCGCTCCATCGCTCAAGAGCCCAAAGGCGTTAATATCTCTCCCGACGATGTGTGTGATCCGGGCAACGGCCGAGGCCCCCGTGTACTTCTGTGCTGCGTCATCCCACTCACGTAGCACAAGAATGTCGCCAGGCTGAAAGCTGCGATCATTGTGGCGCAACTCTGCGGTCTTCGCGTTCCTAATGACTGCCCGAAAGGAGCCGACCCACGACTTGAGTTCGTGTACCTTCATCGTCTCTCCTCCCCTCCTTCACGGCCGACACGTCCACGGGTCCCAGCCCTGCTCGCTCTGCAAGTCGTAGGCGACGGCGATATTGGGACCCGCGATGAGCATGTCGTCCCAGGTAAAGCCGAGCCGCATGATGCGCTCGATATGCACGTAGCCGATCTGGTACAGGCCGCGGTGGCCAGCGGAGCTGATCGCTCGCGGGTCCCCGCCGCTCTCGCACAGCATCACGGCTGTGGCCTCTCCCGTGAGCCAGGGGTAGGCGGCGATGAGGGCTGGGATGTCTCCGCCGCGTGGATGCACCTCCCCTGGCATACTAGGCACCAGGCCGGCCATAGCTTGCTCGCTGTCTGCAGCGCCATGTTCCAGTCGTCTCGTGCCGCCTTCTCCACTGCTCCTTGTGGGAGGCCTGGGCGCTTCCTGCGCGAGCGCCGCCAGGGAACCCGCTCCGTCCAGCTCACCCAGCCGAAGAGCATGGCTGCGGCCAACAGCATCACCACTATGGAGTTGAACAGGCGCGCCGCTAACATAAGTTCGTCCAACATGAAGTCCTCCTCCTCCCAGCAGGGCCAGCGCCACCAGGCCCACCAGGGCGCAGCGGATCAGGGGGCCGCTCCCAACTCAAACAGATGCCACATCAGAACACCGTCTAGCTGCTTGCACGTTCCCAGGTAGCGGCCTTCGTCTGCAGCGGGCGCTGGATGGCCGGTACCGATCATCATGAAGTGCCGTTGCTCCTGTTGCGGTTGGTCGGTATCGACAATGACCCAGAAGCTAGGCCGGCCACCCTGGTCATCGAAGGCCACGACCTCTGCGTCCTTCGGCATTATCAGGTCGAAGGGCTCTGTGTAGCATGGATATTTCCAGATCGTTCTCATCCCCTCACTCCTTCCCAGCGGCCCTTTTATTGCGGCGCCGCATGTAGCCGCGTCCGCACGTACACCACGCTGCCGACACCCAGCAGCACGGCCTCCTTGTGCTTGACCACAGCCCGCCCGGCCAGTTCTAGGTCACGAGGCCACAATGGCCTACCGGCATCCGCTATCCATGTTAGGGTGGTGGGCGGGCGGGTGTGGACGTTCATCGTGCGGGCCTCGTCAGCATCGCTTCAACCGCCGGCCAGTCGCTGGGCCGCACAATGCCAGCGGTGCAGCGCCGCACCTCTTGGAGCCGATAGATAAATGCTTGCTGTGCTGGGCGCACCCGGCCTCGTTGCGCCTTGACCTCCAAGAAGTGCAGGTCGATGCCCCGCACGATCATCAGGTCCGGGAAACCTGCCTCGTTGCGGCGGCTGTCCTTATCGTGCCAGACGTACCAGCCGCAGAACTCCGCGAGCTGGACGATCTGCTCCTGGTAGTCCGCCTCCGACTGCGCGGCGTCGAGTAGCTGGCGGGCTGTGCGGGTCATGCCAGATACTCCCGCATTTGCTGCTCTGCCAACTCCAGCGTCTCGATGGCGTTGGTGGCCGCCCGCTTCTTGTCCAGGCTGTACCACGGTGCGCGATCATCGGGGTCCCACGGTTTCATTACGCTTGCGTTCAGCGACACCCAGAAGGACTTGTCCTTGCCGTTCGAGAACTCCCAACGCCAGCCGTGAGCGGGGTTGCCCGGCACGATTGGGCGACGCTGGACAAGACTCAGGCCGAGGCCAGACCAACGCTCCTCGAGCGCGGTGTAGAACGCGGGCAGGCTCATCTCCGCCGTCACGTCGCCACCTCCCAGCGCCGGTAGATCGTCGCCAGGGTCCGGCGCATACGCCGCCGCCAGTACCGCTGGCGCCTGGTAGCTTTGCGCCGCGATGTCCCCGCGTGGACGGAGTGCGGATCAGGCTGCTCTCTCATGTGCCTCCCTGCATTCGTCTCCCCTGGTGACTGCCGGTACTAATGTCCGCAACTGGGAGGCCATCCCCATCAGCATTCTTTCAGCACCGGCAGCCGCCAGGAGCGGCGAACTCCTGGTCGGGCTACGGGCCGAAGCACCTCGGCTGAGTGCCGCTTGCTTCCCATTCATCTGTTGGCGGCTGAGCGACGATCACCCACCCCCGTCCTTCACAGCCGTGGCAAGGGATAGTGGGCGGGGCAAGGGCGGTCACGTTGCCAGGATATTCGCGGTTTGAGAGAACCCCCGCTCCGTTGCAGACTGGACAGCGCTGCGCTGTATTCTCCTGGACCATGTTCGGGGCTCCTTCCTAGCTGTGGCTACGACACCTCGTAGCCTGCCGCAATCAGGTTGTCATGGCTGTCTATGGGCACCATCTCCTTACATCCGGCACACCATAGGTCGGCTATCAGGCCGTGCAAGGATTCGAGTTCGCGGAACTTCTTGGCAGAGATGACGAAGTGTCCGCTGTAGCAGCGCAGCATCTCCATGGCCTACGTGCCCGCCTTCAGCAGCTCAGTCAGCCGCGCACACTCGGCAACGGGTATCTTGTCCCAGAGGATGTGCGTCTCGTCCGTGGCGTCTGGGTACTCCTTGTTCACGAACGCCCACGCCGCCTGCTCGTCGTCATGAAACTGGCTGTCGAGCGCAGCCCGCAGCTCGTGGCGGGCCTTGCCGTCGCCGTTGGCCGCACCGCCAGCCTCAGCAGCCTTAGCCGCGGCTGGCCGGCGAGCTGGGCGCGAACTGGCGCCGCCGACCTCCGCCTCCTCAAAGCTAACTTCGCCGGCCCCGATGAGGTCGCTGATGGCGCGGTTCTTGGCGCGGGTGAAGGCGACGGCGGGGATGTCTCCTGGGTGGCTGAAGTGGATCCTTCCATCGCAGCCGGGTAGACAGTGCGTGTGGCGCTTTGGACATGAGCGGCTACGGGCAGCCACGCAGCACTTCTCGATTACGTGACACTCTTGGTCGGCGTCCTGCCAGCGACCGCTCGGCTCTGTTGCCCGCACGACCACACGAGCGTAGATCGGATAACCGTCTTCAGCCCGAACGATCTCGCTCGACACCTCCTCACATGAGATGTTGAACGACTTCGCGTACTTTCTCCAAGCCGACTTCTTCTTGAACTCTTTGTCGCCGATCCGCTGATAGTCCTCCTTGGTCAGGAGGCGCTTGGTGAGCTCCTGGTAGGCTTCCCACTCGGCCACCGCCTGGTCGATGTTGATGACTTCGCGCTGCGGGGCGACGACGACTGCCCGCGCCCCATCAACGACTTCACCTTCTGCCGCTTCGTTCATATCGCCACCTCTTCCTCTCTGGGCGCGTAGCCGCCCATCTCCTGTAGGCTTGGCCCCTTCAGTGAGGGGCTACCCCGACTGGCGCTCGTCATCTTCTCGATGACCTCTTGGTACTCCTGGCCCCGCTTCGCCAGCCTGTTCAGCCAGCGCTTGTCGATCTTGTAGGCGTGGCTGACAAACTGGTTCCATTCCTCCGTCAGCCCGTCGCGCTCAATGAGGGCGAAGAAGTCCTTGTCCACCACGGCCGAGTTGTAGGCGTAGGTGTTGGGGTAGCTGATTTCGACGGGACCGTGCTCCGTCTGTAGGATGGTGGCGTCCGCCTCTGCCGCCCGCTTGAACAGCTCTTGCTCGGCGTGGTGACGGTGCGTCTTGCCGTGATCCTCTTCCTCCTTGAACTCCTGACGGTAGCGCCAGATGTCGGTCAGGTCCGTCTCTGCAAAGGTGGGGAGGTTGTTGTCAGGCACGGTCATACTCCTCTTCGTCTTCGTCCTCTCGCCACTTCATGTAGCAGCGCGGGCAGAGATAGCTGATGATCGCTTCGCTGCGATCGACGCAAGTCTCCTGAACGGGTCCGGTATCGTGAACATGCACGCTGGCACCGCAGCCATCACAGCGGACGTAGGGGTAGACGGCGGGCATCGTCATCCCGCCGCTCCCGTCTCGACCTGGGCGATGGCGGCGCGGGCGTCCACCAATGCCTCCTGGACGCGCTTAATTCGAACAGCCATGTGTGAGTCATCCTTCGAGTCGAGCACGTCATAATCATCGCCGAGTAGGCCCGCGCAAGTGTTTAGGTTGTCCAGCAGCTCCGGGTTCACGTCGGGCTGGGGCATGGCGGCGAGGTGGGCGCTCAAGACGTTCCCCATCACGGCGAGAGAACTGTATGCGTTCGGATAACGCAGCAGCGCCTCCGCCCTCTCCCGCCACTGCGCCAGGTCGCCGGCGGGCACCGTGCCTAGGCATGCAGGACAAGCGACTATGTATTCCTTAGGACCGATGGAGGCGGCGATGCGCCTCGCGCCCAGGCACAGAGAGCAGGTGCTACACGCCTGAGCCTCCGCTATCTGCCGCTCGGCCTCGTCCGTGGGGCGGCCTGATCGGGTGTTCATCGCGGCATCTCCTCGAAGTGTTCCACGGCCTCGCGGATGAGCTGGCCGACTAGTTTCACCAAGTGGGCCTCTATCAGTATTTTCTGGCGCGTGGTTTGGAAGGCGGGTGGGCCTGGGGCACCCGCCAGATCAGTAAGCAGTCGATAGTCGGCGAAGCTCTCCTGTAGCCGTGCCAGCAGCGCAGCATGATCGCCCTGCCAGCGAGCCAGCCTGTCCTTGTCGGCCGGCAGGACGATAGGGTCGGTCCTCATGGCTGGGCCTCCTTCACCACCATGCCGTCGTCGTCACACTTATTGCAGACATCGAATAAGCCAGTCTCTATATTCATGACCAGCCCGTCTCCCTTGCACGTCCGGCATGGCTGCCGCTTGCCGCGCTCCGCAGCCCTGCGGCGCATGGCCTTCTGTAGCTCGTCGTTCCTAGTCTTGGCGGTCATAGCCCGCCCTCCTGCTTGCTCCGCGCACCCTGGCCTGAGCCACGGCGACGGCGCTGTCCATCGTGGTCACGCCCCACTCCTTCATCAGCCTCTTCGCCGCCCTGATGTTGCGATAGTCCTCATTAGCGTCCGCCAGCGTGGGCTCAGCATCAGCGCGGCGCGCAGCTGCAAGCTCCCTAGGAGTAGGGCGGCTATCACCATTGCCGCCGGCGGGAGTAGTTGTAGGTCGGGCATCGTGTTCCTCCGTCATGACGCTGGCTCCTGGCCGCGAGCCTGGGCTAGTAGCTCCCGGCGAGTCAACCCCAGGGTGGTGAGAGCGATCTCATGCGAGCACTCCCAGTCGTCGGGGTAGTGGTATTCGCAGTAGCACTTCTCCCGTCCGATGCGTTCCAGCGCCTTCAGCATCGCGGGCGCAGTCTTGTGCGTGGCGCAGAACTCGATACGCTGTTCGAGGCCCCCCGCTGTCCTCACGTCCACGCTGATGGTGCAATCGCAGTCCGGTGTGTGTTGCTCTTGTTCGCTCAATCGTGCTATCCTTCCTCGTAGTAGTGCTTGCGGTCCCGGTTCCGGCTGGGGCCGCTTGCTATGCCCTGGTGCGTCGGGTCGTCTACCCCACTTGATCACTAAGCATCACCTCCTTCCTGTGCCGCAGAGGCGGGCCTCCGTGCCGGCCCCTGCGCCTTGCTGACGTCTGAGCATCCCTGCCCAGAGAGAGACCGGCGGGAGAGTCGCTGGTGGCGGTAGGTAGGAAACTTCCGGGGGGGGAAGTCATGTTCCCACCGGCCTCTCTCTAAGCGGGGAAACTCCGTTGCAGTGACGCCAGCCGGCCGGCGCCAGCCAGTTGTGGCCCTTGTGCGCCACGGTGCGGACCGAGCAGGGGGCGATGGGGTTGTCGCAGGTGTAACGGGTCAGCGCGACGCGGTACTTGCCTCCGTGGAAGCTCCGACGGCAGAGCGTGACGGCGGGGCTAGGCATCATGGCAGCGGCAACCTCCAAAAGGCATGGATGCGGAGGTTGTAGCCTCGATCCACGACCACCATCCGCTTGCTAGCGTTGGGCACTGACATGATGCTCTCGCCGGTCGTTGCTACGTCGTCCACGACATACAGCGGCCCTTTCGGGTACGGCACAGCATCGGGGCCTCCGTAGGTGCAGCCTAAGCGTTCGGCCAAGGCTTCAGCCCACGGCATACCGCCTGTCGGAATAAAGATGATGTGAGCACGGGCCAGGCCCAACTCGTCCACCCAGTTATCTAGCACCAACTCCCGTAGCGGCTTGCATTCGAACATTAGGTCAGCGCGGATCAGCCAATGGCTCTCGCCGCCACCGTGCAGGCGTACCGGCGGGTCGTGGTATTCCAGGAATGGGATGAGGCTAGCCATCGCCGCCTCCTAGCCGCAGCAGCTCGGCGCAGCACTTATCGAACTCGGTGCGGGCCTTGGCCACTATGGACTCCACAAGACTGAAGCCGCCCTTGGCTGTGTCGCTACCGACCACGGCCCACTCGTCGTCAAAGGCGAACATTCGCACGAAGCCAACGCCATCTAGATGGAAACATCGCTCGAGCGGCATTCCCTTACGTCCGAGCGTTGGCGGGCAGACCGTGCACTCGCTCTCGCGCTCCCGCACAGCCTCAGCCACGGGCCACCGCCTGTCCCCGCAGGCTCCGGTTCGCTACGCCTCCGTGCCCGTGAGTCGGTCCCCGTCCCCTGAGCCGCTCGGTGTACTCTCGCCGTTCAGCGAGGCTCGGCGCCCGCGTGGGGCCGTCCCAGCCGCACATGATGCAGGTGCCTTCGGAGATCGCCCCGCTGCACCGGGGGCAGCCGTTCAGGGCGGTGAGGATGATGTAGCGGGAGAAGCCGAGGGCGGGGCTAAGCATGGGGCACCGCCTGGGCTTCGCCGCAATACGCGCATTCTCTCTCCGGCCCACCGTCGCGGTATTCCGCTGGTATGTCAATGAAGAGGTGCGGGCAGCAGCCGCAAGGCCCCAGAGGCTCGGAGATCTCTGGGAGGCTGGTGATCAACATTTCCCAGCAGATGCCCTCGTGGACGGGGTGCGGGCACGAGGTACAGCTAGCCACGCCGCACCACCTGGGCTGGGGCATCTGACACATCGCGGATGCCACGCAGAGCTTCCTCAACTACCCGCGAGGGAACAATGTCTCGCCGTTCACACTCGCCCCGCAACCAGGCAACGAGAGCGCGGTCTAGGTTCAGGTGGATTTTGATAGTGTCTGTCTGCTTGGGCATGTCCTAACATTAGGACACGGTGGGGGGTTTGTCAACGCCTGCGCCTTTTATAGGGCTCAAAATTGTTCTTGCCGCTTTGGTAAAGGCTCGCCTCAGCTTGGCCGATCGGCTCTAAAGCGAAACTCCCCGCGAGGGGGAGCTACGCTGCCGGAGTACGTGGAGCCGGGTAGGCCCCGCGTCCGCACCACTCTGTTGCTGAACCCCCAACAGAGAAGGGGTGACCGCTTGGTAGCCAGCCGTCCGAAACCAGCCACCAAGCAGATCAGCGCAATACTAGCTGCGTGATCCGCAGTTCATATCGCAGTGGGATAGGGCCGCAGCCCCATCCCGCCAGGCCAGAGCTTGGAGCGCGTAGCCCAAGGTGGTCTTAGCATTTCTAGTGTACCACGAAACGAAAGCCCCAGCGGGTAAGGCCGGAGCAATCGTCAGCATCTACAGGATAGCAACTGCGGTGGCTACTGTCAAATGATAAGGGCGAGGCCGGTTGCTAGCATCCTCGCCCCATCACGCTGGCCCTTCACGAGCCATCCACCCCTAGCCTACCATCGCCGGCGGGGCGGGGCAAGGGCGCTAGTCCATGTGGAGGCGCTTACGAATGGCGTTGAACTTCGCCTTGGACATCAGTGGCAGTGGCGTCTTCAGGCCGAGTTCCTTGGCCTCCCTAAACTCCTCTCCGGTCATCCGCCAGAACTGAGCGATAGTGTAGCCCCAGACCTGCGGGCCTCGACCTTCGATACGGTACGCTTTCATTGTGTCGTCCTCCTTCTTCTCGAACTTCATCTCGGGTAGCCTGTTGAACACGTTGCGCCCCGGACAGGCCGTGCTCTTGAAGTCACGGTGCCCGTGGCAGACGCGGTTTGGGGGGATGGGGTGGGGCCGGATTTCGAGGTTCCGCATGTTGGCCTCGTACTTCAGGTGCCAGAGGAAGCCGTTGATCTCCGGCAGCCACGGGCCGATGTTGCGGGCGAGCTCGAAGTTGCCCGCGCCGGCGAGCCCCATCCCGTCGGTGTTGTGGCCGTGCGTGTGGGCGCCGGTCCGGTCATAGCCTCGCCCCTCGCAGACGATGATCGTGCCGTCCGCCATCAGGAAGAAGACGAAGGAGTAGGGCACGTCGTTGCCCAGGTCGGGCCGGATCACCTGGAGCTGGCGCATCTTCGCCTTCACCTCGTCCAGCGTCTCCCAGACGTTGGGCGTGGCGTCCCGGTCGATGCTGACGGTGTGATGGAAGGTGACGTGCGTCCGCTTGTCCCGCGTGACGGCGTAGCCCTTGCGCGGGTAGGCGGGGTTGGCCCCCCAGTCGCGCCGCGTCAGGTAGCGGACGCCAGGTGCTATGTCCATGCTAGTCCTCCTCCACAGAGCATTGCCTCACTTTGACGCCGGAGTAGGTCGCGCCAGGGATGAAGCGCCGTCCGGTGCGCCAGGGCGTGCGTGATGGCGGCATATCGGGGGCCTGGCGCAGCAGGACTTCGATGAGGCCCTCCGTGGCCGCTATGGGCCCGCGGCTGGGACCCAGGTCTACATTGCCGCCCATGATGTCATCACCTCCATCCACATCGCCGCCACGCCTAGCCACGCGACCAGGGTCATGAGCCAGGCCGTGGGCCAGAACAGGGGCAGCGTGGCCCAGTCCCAGGCTAGGCGGTCGATGATACGCCTCCAGCCATGACTTCGTAGAGGATGTTCTGGCTGCTCCACAGCCAGGCGTGACCGTCAGAATGAGTCGCTTGGTGTCTTCCTCGGTGTCCTTGTCTTAGTTCACAGCAAAGGAGGATACCCAAGTGGCGTTCGCTGCTATCCTTACACCGCATTAGCCCTTCGTCCATGCGTCCCATATTACCACAACCACGCCCAGCAGCCCCAGGCTCAGCAGCAGCCATGCCAGCGCCTCCCTATCCACGCTTCCGTTCTGCGAACCAGAAGCCAAGAATCGGACCTCCGAGCAGGCCCAGCGCTTCGGCCTCCTCGACCTTGCCCACAGCCAGAAACCCGACGACGCCCCACATGATGGTAAACAGCGCCACCGGCCGCACTAGGCCCCGCACGGCGTCTACTGCCCTCTCTACGTTCATCAGAACCTCCCTTATCCTCCGAACCCTCCGAACACGGCCTGCCGGACTTCATAGACCAGCAACGGCGACAGCGGCACCACGACAGCACCGGCGCCTATGAGCCACCAGCGCCACTTCTCAAGAGCCGATAGGCGGCCATTCTGCTTCTCAACCGTGTCATTCAGCCTTTCAAGGTGCGTTTCGACATGGCCCAACCGCTGCACTGTCAGCAGCAGCAACTCGCGGTCTGTCTTGGCCCCCAGCTCTTTAGCATCCATCGTTCAGCAGCCTCACGCCACCGCCCTCCCGACATAGAGGGCGCGGATGGTGGTGTGGGTGGCTAGGGCCTTGATCGTCTCGCCTGCGACGGCGGCGCTCTTCCGCGCCCGCAGCTTGTAGACCGTATCCTTGGCCGTCGTGGTGATGGACCACTGTTGGCCTACAGTGGCGCGGAAGCTGTCCAAGGAGTCCAGGGAAGGGACGGTAAAGTGGGCTACGCCAGTTTCCTCATTATCTGCGCTGTCTGCCAGTACCCCAGAGGCCGTAGCATCCGTTGCGTCGCTCGGCACGGCGGTGTAGTCGAAGTCGAAGACCGCATCGATGGCGTACTCCCCGACGTGGGGCAGCGTCAGGGTGCAGCCCGCTACGTCCTGGCTGCTGGTGGTCAGCGTGAGGTCGGCCGAGGACCGCGCAAGGCCCAGCCAGCCGATGATCTGGCGCTGCTTCAGGATGGCGGGGTCGAAGCCCAGCTCTGTGTGCTCATCGCCGTGATGCCGCGCCACCGACAGGGCCTGTGCGACCAGGGCCTCTAAATCGCTCAGCCGCTCTTCCGTGGTAGGCATCCTACATCTCCTGAGGGGACGCGATGTCCTGGCCCAGCGCCTCGTACAGCGGGCCTTCGTCCGTCCACTCGCCCTCTGGGATAACGGCGTGGGTGATGTGGGGGGCTACAGCGTCGCGGGTGGCGTCCTTTAGTTGCACCGCGACGTGCAGCACCCGGCCTCGCCCTTCGAGGCCCTCCACCACGACAGGGAAGACGTGGTGCGGACCGTCCCTGTACCACCTGTCCCCCTCGTCCCAGTGGTGGTACACATAGAACTCGTCGTCTGCTTGGAGGAACCCGCCGTGGACGACCAGCTTCCCCTGCACCCTCTTGACGTTCACCGGCAGGCCGAAGTTGTTGCCGGAGTAGCCCTGGGCGTGAGTCGCGCCGTTCGTCAGCGGCCAGGGGGCTCGCACGGGGTCGGACTGCGGCCCGACTGGAACGTAGAAGATACAGTCTGGGTTGCCAGAGGAAGCGCTTGTGATGGCGTAGAGAGTGGTCGGGCCTACACTATTAGCTGAAGAAGTCCTACCGATGATGATGTTGAGCACCCTGGACGCTACCAACGTAAGCCAGTCCTGCCACACGATGCGTTCGCCCTGCCACTGGCCTCGCAGTATCTTGGGCAGGACGCCGGCAAGCATCTGGCCCGTCTCAGGGAACAGGTCCTTGTCGATTGGTGGCCGATAGGGGCAGACGTAGGCTCCGCGCAGCTTGGCAGAGGTCATCGTTCCATTGGGCTTCAAACGAATCCAGTACTTGTTGGTGACAGTGTTAATCTCATCCGTCAGCCAGGGGTTGCTCGTAGCTTGCACAATGTCAGTCGAGGGAACCAGCGCAATGCACCCATCCCTTGTCGCGCCGATTGTGGAGTCTCTAATCGTAACGGACTGCCATGTATTGCCCCCCGTGGAATACTCAGCGGTGAAGATGATATGCGTTCCCGTGTTCGCTACGGCAAACTCAAGGAAGACTCCCCAGAACGGCTCGTCCGACCCGATGTAGATGTAGTCGTTGGTCGCCGTAAGCGCCGTGATGTCGGCAACCGTCGCCCAGGACTGATCTGTCAGGTCGCCGGTCTCGTCCGTGAACGCACCACCGTCAAATACGTGTATGCTCAGCCCAAGCTGCTGCGTTCTCAGCGCCCCTGGCTCAATAGCTGCGTAGATGTACTCCTCATCTGCTGCCATCGCGCCTATCAAGCCCCACGGGGTATCGCGGTCGATCCAGTTGAAGCGGAGCGGGCCTTGCTGCGACTGGCTACCGAAGGAGATGACCAAGATTCTACCCGTCACGGTCGGGTAGAAGATGCGCCCGCGTCCATCGGTGAACGCGCCCTTTCCGTTGTCCTTATGTGCCGGCACGAACGGCGTCTGGTTCTCAAACGTAGCGACGGATGGCGCTGGGTTGTACTTAAACACGCCGAGGCCGCTGATGGGCCACGGTGCGCCGCCGAGTTCCAGCACCTTTCGGATAGGATAGGCGGGGTGGCCGGCTGGCGTTGAAGTGGGCGACCAGTTGTCCGCATCTGTCGGGTCAGTATTGATAACGAGCTTGTTGAGCTGGTACTTGTTCAGCACCCGCCAGAGGTCGGAGCCGACGACTGCCAGCAGATCGGCTTTCGCCGTGCCCACGCCATCCCCATAGGTGGCGTCTTTCTCCCGCCTCCGGATCGCGCTGCTGGCGTCGCCGTTGCAGAAGAACGCTACCTCAGCGTCGGCGCTAGACCCGTCATGCCGGTAGAGAACAGCGCTCGTGTACGGTTGGCCCGACCTGCTGTCGGTTAAAGTGCTAGCATTATCGGCTAACTCGACAACAAAACGCGCCGCCCCCGATGGTTTGCCGGTCGGGATTAGGATGAGCGGGTTCCCGGCGGCAGTTTCCCATTCAATAACCGTTTGGGGTTCTGCAACAACGGCTGCCCCTAGCGCGGTGACTTTCAGCCCCGCAGTCGCCCTGCCTGGCGCTGTCATGTCGAAGCCGAAGTTCCAGGGGTAGGAGTCCCGCCCCACGTCCAGGGCGTCCCCGTAGCCGCCCGTGCCGCCGGCGAAGAGCGTGATGTCCCGGTCTCCTACTGGCATCAGAGCTCCAAGAGCGGCACCGACTTAACCGCACGGTTCACGATGGTGCGCTGGCCCCGGTACTTCGTCAGCACGATAGCGGCCTGCTTCTGGGCCTTCAGGTACGGCATGCGCCACGCCTCGGTGTCGGCCTTCTGTTCCAACATGAGCCAGGCCGCGACCGCGGCTACCTCTTCCTTGGGCGCGTTGGAGGTGGCGGTGTCGCTGGACAGGCTACCGCGCTTGCTGAACTCCTCGTAGAAGAGCGCCCTGCCCGATACGGGGGCGTGGGTGCGGTAGACCCAGAGGCCGGCGTCGCGCAGCTCCAGCTCGTGGCCGATCTCTACCGGCTGCCGCGTTTGCCAGGCCGTGCCCGACATGACGAAGAGCTTGCCCAGGCGGTCGATCTCCGCCCGGTCCTGCACGACGAACTCCCGCGTCCCGTTCTTGTAGAAGATGAGGTTGGCCCAGTCGATGATGTCGCCGTTCAGGGTGCAGACGAAGCGCACATGCACCTGCTCGCAGCCGGAGGGCATCGTGACTACGTTCGCCAGGACTTCGGGCTCGAAGCGATCGATGGCCGAGTTGTCCAGGCCGATAGAGGCGTTGCTGTTCGTTACGTCGATGAGCTGCAACGTGCCCGCGTCCGCCGCCGCGCCCGTGCTGGCGATCATCCCCGTCGCCTCCAGGTAGTAGGACTTGTTCTCTTCGACGGGGAGGTTGTTGGCCAGGGCGTAGCCCGCGTCGTCTGAGGCGGTGACGCGCAGGACGCGCAGGGCCAGCGGGAAGCTCGCCGCCACCTTGGTCGGCGTCGCGGTCGAGGGCGTGCCCCAGTCGTCCGTAGGCGAAGTCGCCAGCATGTCGCCGTCCGCGAAGGCCGTCAGGGGCAGCAGCAGCTTCTCAGGGATGTACTCTGCTAGAGCCTGGTCGATGTAGGTGTCGATGTCCTCGAAGCGCCAGGGCCGAAAGAGGATGTCGAAGGTGTCGCCGTTGGTGAGGTTGCTGCCAGGCTCCGGCGTGACGGTGATCAGGCCCGTCGCCTGTGAGGGCCGCTTGGAGATGCGGGTGGTGAGGCCCCGGTCTCCGCTGGCGGTGACGTCGCCGGAGAAGCGCAGCTCGCTGCCGTTCTCGATCTCCTCAGCCCCGCCGGGGCCGGCGAACTGCGAGGAGTCGGCGGGCGTCTTTACCGAGCCGCCGTCGTGGGTGCCCCTGCGGCCCAGACCGTAGGTGTCGATCATCCACTCGCGGGTCGCCTGCTTCGTCTCAGTGGCGATGGCTTACCTCCGCTTCCTGCGCCGCTGGGTGGGCTTCCGCACCGGGGATGTCCTCGGTGCGGACGGCGGCACCGTGCGCCGCTTCTTGGTCGTCTGGATCCCGCCTAGGCCGCCCTTCCCCGTCCGTGGCGCAAAGGGCGGGATGCGCCGCCGCCGCTTTACTGGCGCTGAAGGCGGAATCCTGCGTACTCTGTGTCCGTGCATGTCGTGCTCCTTTCCTAGCCCACGCCCGTGAGCGTGAGGCTGTAGCGTCGCGTGTTGGGTGCGCCGTCTGCAGCCGCGATCTCTACGTCGTTCGTCTCGTTGATATAGATGTCTAGGTCGTCATCGTCGTAGAAAGAGGGCTGATAGCGCCCACCAGCGTCGCCCACGGTGCGGCCAGCATGTACCAGGCGGAAGTCATCGGCAGCGGACTCGCTGTAGGCCGACTCGCCCGCCCATGTACCCATACCGTTGGCGGACTTGTGGAAGACCACATCAACAGTTGCTGTCCATGTGCCGCCTTTAAGGTAGGCAACGTACACATCATCGTTCTGCTGGTTGATGAAGACAGAGCACTGGGCCGATTCTGCCTGATCCGTGACGACGTTCGTTTTGGCTGTGACTGTCGGAGCGGCGATGCTGTTGACAGTCAAGTCCCAGGTTTTCAAGTCGTCCGTGGTGGTGTCGTCGTCGCTGTGCGCTGCCATGAGCAGGTGGTTATCGGAGTGGCGGATCGAGCCGTCCATGTTCATGTGGTTGGCGTCATCGACCATGCTGCCGGAGATAGAGGTCTCCGTCCAAGTGTTCCCTGAATCGTCGTACATCTTAAGGGAGATTTCGTCAGCACTGCGATCCCAGAACAGGGCGCAGGCATCGCCTGCATCTACGTCGGCTGGAAAGAGGAGCACCCAGTCTTCTTCTGTAGCGGTCTCAAACACGTCGGCAATATCAGTCCCTGCCGTGGCGAAGTTGTCACTCGACTTGTAGCACTCGATCTCAACCTGGGTGGAGAAAGCAACGATAATGTTGCCACTTACCGTCTTTGTGATAGCAACGCGCTCTAACGAAGAGGTAGTGCCGATAGTAACCCCAGTGTCAACAGTTCTGATCGTGCCCACAGTGCCGTCACTCACATCAACGGTGGCATAGAGCACGTTGTCATCCGAGTCTGACCAGGCAATATGAACAAGGGTGCCAGCGTCACCTGGGGTTTCCTTGTCATACCAGGCTGCTACCTGCATGACGGTTCCCACCCGAATGTTTTGTTGCGCCCCCCAACTTGCTCCTTTATCCGTCGTCCGCCTGAACTTTAGATCGGCACCACCACTCACGAGGATAACGACGCCCGTACTCACGTCTGACCAGTAAGGCCCCCAAAGGGCGTTCCTGATATCACTGCTGCTGTGAGGGTCGCCTTCTACTAATGTGTCAGCCACCAGCGCCCTCTCGTGCCTTCCCCACCCAGGTCTGGATAGCAAGTTGTGGGCGTGACTCGCCTTTCATATTCGTGATGGCCCGCTGGAAGGATGTCTGCTTGTCGGTCAACAAGGCATCGTCTGAGATCGTTTGCAGGATGCTATCGGTAGGGCTATCCTTGGTGTCTGCGGTCAGGTTCCGCACGGCGTCGCGGACGTACTGAGCGCGGTCGGCCACGCCCGCAGCCTGCGACTGGTCGCGGGTTGCGTCCTCCGCATCGACGTGGTGCAGGATGTGGGCGACGAGTTCTTTTACTACTGGCACCAGCGCACCTTCTGCCCCAGCCAGGGCGAGGGCGCACCGTCCGCCTGCGCCACCCCCACGTAGAACCGCACGCACTCCGGTGGGCCGTGCAGGGGCTTGGCCTCTGCCGGACTGGGCAGTGCGGCCAGGGCCAGGAACAGCAGCGGGATCAGCAGGCGCATCATCAGTCCTGGAAGAAGATCGTAGCCATTGCGGCGCCCGCTGCAGGAGCGCCATTGTCGTCAAGGGCAGCCGCCGTAGTAACGGCTACTGTGAGCGCCGTGTCAAACGCCACCCCGCACGCCGGGATCGGGAGCACGAACCCAGCACCGTCTGAGTCGGCGTTCGCTGGAATCGGCAACGAGGCGGTAGCAACCGTGGTGCCCATCGTCACGGTGTTGGTGTTGAACAGCTTGAGGTGGAGAATCCCAGCCGTCGTGTTTAGCACGTACGCGGCATAGACCGTGCAGGGCCCCGTAGCCACGTCGATGTCAGCCTCATCGAGGTCGATGTCGTTGAACATCTTACAGCCGCCCAGGTTGCCGGCCGAGAGCTGCGCCCAGAGTGCACCATCGTTGTTGGTGCGAAGGGGCACGTAGTCCAGGTCAGCGCCCACGCCTGCATTGGCGGCCAGCGCATCGTCGCGGATGGCGAGAGCCATCACGCCTAGATCGCCGCCAGAGTGTGGCCCGTCCTCGATCTTGCCCAGGTTGAGAGCGCCTGAGCCTGTGAGCACGGTTACGATGTCCACGTTCCCGATGTTGTTATCGCCAGCGGGCAGTGATGCGTCGAACTCCTCGACCGCCATCTTGAGATTCCCGGCACCCGTTGACTGTACGGGTACGAAATCACCAGAGCCCGCAGCCTGGGCGATGATGGCCGACTTGTGCAACGTAGCCGAACGATCGGGGTCGGTGTCGTTACCGAGGCGGTGGATGGAGGTAGAGACCTCCGTGTGGTGTAGGATCGTCTGTAGGCGGAAATGCGTCTGCTCCGTATCGCCGTTGGTGTAGACAACGCGGAAGTATTGGGCATGAGCAGCGAACTGGAACACACGCGCTCCGTCGGCTGCCGTGTAAGTAAACGGGTGAACTGCATCCCAGTTGGAGTTGTCAATCGAGAACTGAAAGTCCATTCCGCCAGCGGCGGAATCGTGGGAGGCGTCAATCTGAATGGTGATCGTGGCGTAGTCGAGTACGTCAACCCCGGAACCTGTGAACACGGCGTCGCCAGCAAGCGTGCTGGTCGTGCTGTTGCCGGAGCCAATATTATTCGGGACGTGCTCGGTGTACAGTGCGCCATCAGCGTTCACCTGAAGCGGGGTCCAGCGGCCGTCCGCCCCCGCGAGGTCAGCAAGTACGTCGTTGCGGACGGCCAGTGCTCCCACGCCCGTATCGGTCGCACCCTGAGCGGTTTGGATGGCCTTGCCCAGGTTGGTCGCGCCTGTGAGGGGGACGATGCTGGTAATATCCACGTCGCCAATGTCTACGCCGGAGTTCGCCGCCAGTTTGCCAATGGCGTTACTGCCCGCAGGCAGAGCTGCTACCACATCCACGGGCAGCCCAACCGAGGCGGTGACGAGGGTGGCGGTGTTTAGGGGGCCGAAGGCGTGCTTGACGATCTGATACCAGACCGACGAGATGTCGTCAGCCGCAAGGACCGCGCCGTCGGCCCCAACATTAAGGGTTATGTTGTCTGCGATTTCTTAGTCCCCTTCTTGACCTGCGCCTCTTGGAGCTGCTGAGTTAGCTGCACTGCCACACGCCGCGCCTCGTCGCGCTCCTCGGCAATAGACTGTCGCTCAGCGTAGAGGCGGCCCAGCCACTCGAAGAGCTTGGCCTCAGTGATCTGCGCCATCTATCGTCCCAGCTTCCTGCGGGCGTCGCAGGGTTCCTTGGCGCAGTAGAAGTACCCATCGCCTGGGTTGTGCGTGAACTCGTGCTCATGTGCCAGCCTGCGCCTGCGGTAGGCCCAGTGCGGCCGGGGCAGCATCGTAAGCGCCTGCACCAGCGCCAGCACTCCCAGGCCCGCGCTCAGGCCGATGAGCCAGAGTTCTACAGTTGCGTCCATGCCGCTGCTCCTACGAGCGCTAGGAAGAGGGCGTGGTGTGCGAAGTGCAGCATCCGCGAGCGGGCGATAGTGTCGGTCGGCGCGTCCGCCCCACTACCTGCGAAATCGAGGTTCAGCAGCCAGCCGAGGGCGGCCATTAGCTCAGCCTTCCGTTGGAGGTGACCGCCTTGTACCAGGCGTCGAAGACTATCGTGCCCCCGGTCAGGGCCTGGGCGACCACCTTGACAACGATGTCCGAGCTAATCAGCACGTCCACCTGCGCCGCGTTCATCTGCACGAGCTCCGCTGCCGGCGTGCCATCCATCCACCACTCGTTCGTGTCAATGTCCACCGCGTTCACCACGGCGATCAGCGCTCCGTCAACTGCGGCTGTGCCAAGCTGCACAGTGGCGGTGCCCGCTGCTTCCGCGAGGCCGTCCGTACAGAAGGCCGTGAGGCCCAGCAGCCAGATCCGCCCCGTGACGGTGAAGATGGTCACGTCGCCAACTGCGCCGTTCCCGGAAGAGTTGGCAAACGTCTTGCTGAACCGGGCATGCTGGATAGTGGGACCGCCGGGAATAGGAATAGCCATGCTAGACTCCGAAGCTCACTTGCAGCGTCGCGTCGATCCCTTCGCGGCTATAGAACCGAACGTTGTGCAGGGTGGTGCGGTTCTGAATCAGGAGTGCGCCACCCTCTTCCAGGATGTGCCCCACGGTCGCTGATGGCGCCTCACCGTTCAGCCAGTAGCGCACCGCCGCGTCCTCCACGGTGATGAGGGCCTGATCGTTGCGCCCAATCGTAGCTGTGGTCAGCCCGATAGATGCGGTAGTGACCGTCACGGTCTCCTTCGCCTTATAGATCAGGCCACCCGTGACGAGCTGCATGAGACTCATACGCTACCTCCAGACCCGGCCGCAGTTGTCGCACTGGTAGCGGCCGTCCATGAGCGGGACGCCTTCGCCCGCGCACTCCCCGCAGGGCGCCCGCGCACTCGCATCACTCGGCCCCGCCGCCTGCAACGACTGCCTCGGCGGAGCAGCGGTGACTACGCTGGGCGGCCCCGAGGGCGGCTGCGTTTGCGACTGGCTCGCTTTCCCAGCCGCACGCTGAACACGCGGCTGTGATGATCTCTTCTTGCTCTTCGGTTCTGCCCTCTTGTCTTGGGGCATCGCCATCACCTCCCAGCAGCGCCCTGATCGCGGCCCGCTCGCTGGGGCTCATCGCCATCAGGACACGTGCTAGCTCAGGCCCACGTAGCTTCTCCTCGTCTTCGCGCATCATCCGCCACTCCCGCTGATGCTTGTTCTCCATGTGGGTCACGTAGTCGAAGCGGTGACGGAAGCGCTTGGGCCGACCCGCTGTGGCGACACAGACCTCACACTTGTCTTCGATGAAGTCGGGGAGTGGTTGCAGCCGGTTCTTGACGAACACTGGCGCCCCGCCCTCATGGCGCTTTGACAGATAGTAGGCGAGCTGTAGCGTTGGAAGGCGTGCCTCCGCTCCGCCGCGTGAGCGGTAGAACAACACTCGCTCCGGGAGCGGCACCCCCTTCGAGCGCACCATCGACTTCTGCGTGAGCGTCTGCGACTGCGCCAGGGTGCTCTTCACGTCCGACTGTAGATCGGCGTTGTTTTGGGCCTCCACCGTCATCTCTGCAATCGCCTCTGCAACGGCTGTCGAAGTTTCGTCGTCTACGACTGGTTCAGTTACCATCTCGCTGCACACTCCCTCCTGGGCCGAACTGGCTTTGCCTACGGAACCGCTTTAGCTTTTCGGCTACATAGTCCTGCCACGCTTCGTTCACTTCCTTCCACACCTCTGCCTGGCTAGGCTTCGGGCGCTTCGCCCGCGCGTCGGCTTCGTGGCGGGATCGCTCCAGCATGAAGTCGGCCATCTCGACGCTGATGTTTCCCAGGCCGGGCACGAAGATCGGCGTGTTGTCCGCCGGGGCTTCTGTCGGCTCGTTATCGATGATGTAGGCGCCCGTGTCGGGGTCGGGATAGATGTTGATCTTCCGCCACGACTCGCCCAGCGAGCGCCGGCCGTGCGTGATCATGGTCATCACCGGGTTCTGCTTACTCACGCCGGCACCAGCACTTCCTTGCGGGGCTGAAGCACGAAGGCCAGCCCGCCGTCGTCCCTCGTCTTGCGCACGACACGCCACTTTCGGAGCGAATAGGAGTATGCCCGGCCGCGGCGGGTCTCCGGGTCGTAATAGTCAAACGAGTCCATGTAGAAGCCCTGGGCATGGGTCGGGTCCATGTTGAGCTGCCAGCTACCCGCCTCTGCGGTGTGGATATAGACGTAGCCACCGGGCTTCAGTATCCGCCACAATTCCTCTAGCACCGCCGTCGCATCGCTTCTCAGATGTTCCAGGCAGTCAGAGAACTCGATGTAATCCCAGCTATCGTCCTCCCACGGCCACGGGAAGACGTTTAGGTCGTGCGCCACATCAATGTGAGCCCACAGCTTCTCCCTGTCGTGGTGGACATAGCCCTGCTTCTCACCCATTCCGGCCGCCAGCATGAGCTTCTTCGGCCCGGCCGCAGAATAGTCCAGCGGTGCCGGCACATCCTGAAGCACCGCACGCCAGTCGCGCTCGTAGATCGCATCTCTATCTAGGTGCAAGACGCCAGCTCGTACCTCCTGCCGTTCTAGGCAACGATCGCGCCAGCGCCCATACGCCATCTCCAGCCCTTCCAGCATGTTCTGAACGGATGGCAGCGCGATGCGAGTGCAGGGCTGGAGCATCATGTCGCCCAGCGGCTCGCAGCCCACAGAACCCGGCCCCAGCAGCTCGGTCACCGAGGAGCTTGCGTTCGCCACGACAGGGGTGCCGCACGCCTGGGCCTCAGCTACGGGAAGGCCGAAGCCCTCGCCATTGCCGCAGTGCAGGAACACGTCAAATGCGTTGTACGCTCCACGCATGTATTCCACCGGGGCTCCCAGTGGGCCGAATGGGCGCACGAAGTAGATCAGAGATTCCATCTCCATCTCATGCCGGAGCTCTTGGAGATTGATGGCAACGCCGTCACCGTGGTAGTTCGTGTGGATGTATGCCCGCACCTTCTCGTGAGAGGCGGCGAACTCCTTGATGATGTCAAAGGCGAAGCCGTATCCCTTCCTGTCTGGTGCGCCTGAGTTGAGCCCCACCATGCCGATAAGGAACGTATCGTCGTCCAGCCCTGGGCCTAGCTGGGCGCGCCAGCGTGCCCGGTCTGGTGCGCTCACGTCATAGGCTTCCAGGTCAATGCCGCACGGTAGGTAGGTGCTGTGAATGTCCTGAGCGGAGAGCACACCCTGACCCCACTTTGAAGGCACCAAGAGCCTCTGCGCCCGGCCCAAGATAGCCCGTTCCTCCGCCTGCACCGGCCAGGTGTCGATAGGCGCCCACATATAGGTCGGGATGGCCGTCCAGCCATACTCTCCCAACCCCTGGCAGTCGAGCCACGTAACGATGAGGTCGGGCTTTGCGCCATCAATATGGTAGTGCAGCGATTGATTGCCCCAGCGATCGTCCCCAAAGTCAGACGAGAGCACGGTCAGATTTGGGCCGAGCCGGACGCTGCCCTGTTGGAAGGCCCCTGGCGCGAAGATGAACATCTTGTGCCCGTCCTGCGCCATGCGCTGCGTAATATGCTCGGTAGTGATGCCGTAGCCCGTGCTGTGCCAGGGGGCATCACTGACCCAGAGTATCTTGAGGGACTGGGGAGGCGGAGTTTCAGGCCGCCTCCCATTCCCTCGTCCCATCACGTTACGCAGGTCCCGTCCCGGCTGCGGCGGTGGCGCCTGTTTCGTAGGCCCCTGGCATGAAGTCCACCTCCACAAAGAGGCCCAAATTGCTGGCGTTGTTCGCCGCCCCGCCAATGAACTCGGCAACGACTTGCGATCCGGATGCGATGCGGCCGTTCACCGTGCCCGACGCCCCGCTGGTGAGGAGCGCCTGCACCGCAGCCGTAGCAATGGTCGTGCCGGAGCCGTTGTAGGTCGCAATCCGCGAGCCCGCTGCGGAGGCGTTCGCGTACAGCACAATGGATACGGCGGAGCCCGTCGTCGTGCCCGAGACAACAGATGTAGTCGTCCCGTTGACGATCCTGGCGCCCACGATCTCTCCCGCGACCGGAGCCGAGAAGATCCTCTCGCGGGCACTGGAGTTCGTTGCTACGGAGCCAAAGGTTGCGCTCCGGTTGGTGTTGGGTGCTAGTCGTTCGTTCAATCCCATGTTGTTCCTCCTAGCTCGTTGGTAGGGCCGAGTCGTGCGTAGGCTCGACACCCCAGCCATCGAAGTATTCGCCGCGAGCCCAGCGCCCGACGAAGTTCAGCTCCCAGGCACGGAGGGAAGGATTACGGTCCTTCTCCATGTCAGGGCCACCGCCAAGGTTGACGAGGATCGTGGACTCTCTTGAGAAAAAGCCGCACTTCACGTCATCAGAGGTGTCCTTGTTCAAGTTCACCGTGGTCTTGATGGTCACGCCGCCTACGTCGTACTGCTCGCCCTGGCTGGCGCGGTCTAGCGCCGGCACAATCTGGGTGGCGGCGGCGGCACCGAGTCCACCAACCATCGTCCTCTTCAGATCGTGAGAGATGGCCGGCGTAACGATGCCGGTGATCGGGTCGGGACCGGGCTCACCACCGCGAGCCGCCGTGCCGTCCGCCACAGCGTTGCCCTTGATACGGGCGTGGTACGCCATCACCGCGCCGACGGTGAGGGCGTTGCCCGCTCCGCCTGCCGTGCTGCTGAAGTTATCGAAGTCGTCGGCCAGCGTCTCTTCGCGCTGGCGGTCGAACGAGTCTCCCAGGATGCGGCCGGCAACCCTGAAGAACTCATCCTTGACCGTCATCAGCATCAGGTCGGTCAGGATCACCTGGGCGCCGTACTCCGTGGGAGTCAGCGTCATCAGCGTGTCGGTGATCTGCTGAGCCTGAGCCATGTCAATGCCCTCGGTCAGGGCAAAGGTTGTCACCGTCCCGTACTTGGGGATGTTGACCGCCGGGCCTGAGTTCTTGGGGAGGTTCTCTGTGCGAACCGAGGCGGCGATGACGCCGGGACGCTCCTGGAGCGTAAACCTCGATTCCGCTAGGTACTTCCCTGTAGCTTGGTCGATCTGGCTCTTGCCAGTGACTCCTGCTGCCATGATTCACTCCTTATCGCGCCACGTCGGGTATCTTGAAGCGCTCTCGCTGCCTCTTGTACTCGTCGTGGCTTATCTCATTGTTCGCGTAGGCGATGTCGGCGTCGGCCATCGTGGCGAACGAATGGCCGCCCGCGCCGCTCGTCTCCAGCGCGCCCGTTGCGCCGTTCCCTGGGATGAGGGCTTGAATCTCCTTCAGTCGCTCCGTCAGCCCGACGTCCTCCTCGGCCTGTTTCTTCGCCTGAGCCCTCACTTCAGCCGGCGAGCCGCGCTTGATGGCGGCGTCTAGCTGGGCGTGAATGCGCACCCGCAGCTTGTCCTTGGGCTCCGCGTCGGTGATGCGCTTCCGGTCTTCTGCGGTGAGATAGCGGCGGGAGGCGTGGGACTCCAGCGCGTCCTGCACGGCATCCTCGTAGGCTGCCGAGGCGAGAACGAAGGTGGCTGTCGCCATCTCGCTCTGCATGGTGTCGATAGACTCCGAGATGCCCTTGAAGTCGGGCGTGATGTCGGTAGCCTGCCCGTCCTGCACGAGCTTGGCCTGGCGGGCAACCTCCGTCTTGAGCGTGTCGAAGGCGGGCTTGGCAGCTTGGTTGATCTCCTGCCGCCGTCCCATGTAGCCCTCCTGGGCTTCCTTCAGCGCCTCGCGCCGGGTAAGCTGGCTCTCCCTGAGCGCAACTTCGTCACCACGATCGTCTTGCCCGCCGGCCAGCCGCTCTCGCTCCTCTGGAGAGAGCACCGAGTCGTACAGGTCAGGGTGCTCCTGCCTGAGCGCCTTCAGCGTCTCCGTCATCTGGCTACGTGGGTCTGGGGTCGCCTCCTGTTCGGGCTTGGCCTCTTCCTCTGGCCCGCTGGCTACGCTCTCCCCCGCAGGGGGCTCTTGCTCAGCGGCGGGT